GCTTATTTATTTGAGAGTTTCGAACGGTCTCCCTGTTCCAACTTATGAAGAATGTATGGAGTATGCAGTTGTAGCAATTTATTCCGATGATTACATTGAGTCATTAGATGATGAATTTTTTCCGGTCACAGTAGAACAATACCGTGACGCACTTGTTGAAGTGTATGGTAGATTCGGAATCGTAATGAAGGAGAGTGCGACAGTAATAACTTTCTCGGAAGGAAAGTTATCCTCGCGACACTCCTTTCTCGGTAGTAATGCGAGATGGAATGAGTTTCATCAACAGTACATTCCTTATCCTAGGATGGGTAAGATATGTTCCTCATTGGTTTTTGAACCTTTGAATCCGATTAGTAAATTGGATGCATTTACACGATCTTTAAATCTAGCTGTTCTTTCTTATGCAGATGAGGAAGTTTTTAAGATTGTGATAAGGTATGCAAAATGGCAGTTTCACTTACTGGAACCCCTAGACCAAATTAAGGCTGAAGAATTCCTTGATACCGTTCAGGTTGATATGGATGATCGTAAGTCCTTTTTGAAGGTCCTCACGGGTCGTGAGTGAATGGAAACAATACCTCGAACTTTTAAAGTGCGTCGCAATAAACGAGTGACGTAGGATGGTAGGAGGTTTTAAAAGTTCCATAGAGATGTACAAGGCGTACATGTTTCCAGAAATTGACAAAGTGATTCAAGAAATTGAAAATGCAGAAGGTGCTGATGCAGCTGAATGGGTAAGGCAAATGTTAGACCCTCTCCATCATAAGATTATGGGCCGCACTCCAGTGGGCCCTCCATCTAAGACGCGAGAGCCGGTTCTTGTTTTTGCTGACACGATAGTCATACCGATTGCGATTCCAAGTAGTTTTGATCCTACTCTGCCGTGGAGTTTTCAGGCGCAGTTTTTCCCTGATACTTATGCACAAGAGTATAATCTCTACAATCGTGATCAGAACTTGCTATCGTTGCTAGCAGGTTCGTTGCCAGTCCGTTACGGGGGCATTATAATCAACGCGAGGCAGGGCAGTACGAACATTCAATGGTCGTTACCCCCCGCATTACAGGTGTTGATTGCTCAATGGACAGTGGGCGACGCTTTAACCAATGTCAAGTCAAAGACTATGGTTGTTTCTCTTAAAATCGAGAACAATACTCCTCCCTTATATGCTGGTGGTGCAACACATGCAGCCAGGCACAATGAAGGGAATTCGGAGCGTACAACGAATTATTTTATTCAAAATTTGACCGGTGGGTCAACTGCGAATGTTCAGTGTACAGAGGAATTTAGCTATCCCTCGTCACCGCAAGAAATTGCATTCCTTCCTGGATATATGGATGGAGATGCAATAGATGGGTCGATGAACGTCTGCTGTGCGGACGTGTGGGAAGAAGCGGCAGTTCCTGATTACACACATACAGTGTTTGAATCGAATATTCCAGTCGCTGAGCCGAATACGAGTAACGTGATCGGTCCCGTTGTAAGAAATTCAACCCTTGACGCAGATTGGGGGGTTCCAGTTTATCGGAATCTCTCTTCTGGGTTAAAACCTATGCAACAATGGTATGTAAATGTGACTCCTCAGTCAACATTCACTGCGCGTGTGGACGCTATTTCGGCGGCCTTTTATGCGCCCAATATTCCTGGACAGCTCCAGAATATTTCTCTTTTAAGACAGTCAACACCGTACTGTCCAAAGGCTATGAACTTAGTTTCTCTCTTGCTGAGACAAGCACCCGCGATGGGTAAAGCAGCAGATAACAGAAACTT